GAGCCAGTGTGGTTTAGTGGAACCCCTGCTGATACGCACCAGTTCCTTGCATCGTTTGATTGGGAGCACTCGCTGGCTTTGGCGCACAACGCGCCGTTTGATGGAGCCATCCTTAATTGGGTGTTCGGTATCAAGCCCAAGGGTTGGTTGGACACGCTGAGCATGGGCCGTGCGCTACACGGTACGGAGGTAGGTGGTAGCTTAGCTGTGCTTGCATCTCACTATGGCTTGGGGGAGAAGGGCACTGAGGTTGTCAACGCACTCGGGCTTAGGCGCGAGGCTTTCCCCGCCGACCAGCTTGCACGATACGGTGAATATTGCAAGAACGATGTGGCCCTGACATGGGCGCTGTTCAACGCGATGGGGGAGTTCCCGCCGACTGAGTTGCGACTCATTGACCTGACCGTGCGTATGTTCACCGAGCCGGTTTTGCAGTTGCGTAGGGCGCTGTTAACTCAGTACTTGTTCCAAGTTAAGGCTAATAAAGAACGGATATTAGGTTTTTACGACAAAGACACGTTGATGAGCAACCCCAAGTTTGCTGAGCTACTGCGGCAATACGGGGTAGAGCCCCCAATGAAAGTTAGCCCTGCCAATGGCAAACAGACGTACGCGTTTTCTAAGACTGATGAAGAGTTCAAAGCCCTGCTTGAACACGAAGAACCAAACGTACAAGCCCTAGTAGTTGCACGGTTAGGTACAAAGTCCACGATTGAGGAAACTCGCACCGAGCGGTTTATGGGGATTGCTTCACGCGGCGCATTGCCCGTACCCCTACGCTACTACGCAGCACACACCGGACGCTGGGGTGGCGATGACAAGCTGAACTTACAGAACCTACCACGCAATTCCATCTTAAAAGAGTGCATCATTCCCCCCGATGGTTACGTAATACTGGACTCGGACTCCTCGCAGATTGAAGCGCGTACGTTGGCATGGTTAGCTGGACAGGACGACTTGGTGCAAGCCTTTGAGGATGGTGAGGACGTTTACAAAATAATGGCCTCGGCTATTTACGGCAAGCCTCAGAGCGAGATTACCAAAGACGAGCGGTTCGTAGGCAAGACCACCATACTAGGTTGCTTTGGCGCAGACACCCTAGTGTTGACAACCCGAGGTTGGATACCTATAATCCACGTACAGGTTACGGATATGGTGTGGGATGGGTTACGGTGGGTACAGCATGGTGGAGTGGTCGACCAAGGGGTAAAAGACGTATGGACTTACAAGGGAATAAGCGCAACATCGGACCACGAAATCCTGACGGAACATGGTTGGGAGGCGTGGTCAGAGGTAACTACAAAGACTTCCCTTTGGCAGTCGGCGCGAAGTGTGGCGAACTTACTGTCGTTGAGTGGGGGCCACATAAAACCACAAAGGGTAGGAACCGTGGATGGCATCCTATTTGCAAATGTTCATGTGGGTGGGTCGGGGTTGTCCTACGGGAAAACCTTATTAAAGGTCGTAGCACTAGGTGCAACACTTGCGCCAAAATTAAGGCGCATACTAAACGCTATTGGGCATATGAAAGCGTATGTCCTGATGAAGCCACACGAGCTAGGCTCCTCAACCGTATCTCATCGTGCGTTTCCCGGTGTCACAACCCCAACAGCAAGGTATACCCCCACTATGGCGGGCGCGGTATATACGTCTACGAACCGTGGAGAACTGACCGAATCGCTTTCCTCAAATACCTTCTTACGTTGGAAGGTCACGGTACTCAAAGTCTTGAACTGGACAGGATTGACGTGGATAGGGGTTACGAGCCGGGCAATCTTCGCTTTGTGGGGCGTTCAACCAACATGGCAAATAGGCGTAGCATCGGACGCATGCAAGAGAGAGTTGCCGCCCTTGAAGCAGAGAATGCAGACTTACGACATCGCCTACTCAGGGCCGAGAAACCGATACACAATCTTAAGTGCTGATGGCCCCCTAGTTGTCCATAACTGCGGCTACGGCATGGGTGCAGCTAAGTTCAAGGCGCAGTTAAAGACCTTTGGCGTGGACTTTGAGCTAGACGCTGCCAAGCATGTCATTGATGTCTATCGCAAAACTTACCCCGAAATCCGCAAGCTATGGTGGTCAGCAGGTAGTGCCCTTAACGGCATATTACAGAACCAGCAGACTACGCTTGGTGTTGGTTACAAGTTGCAAATACATGGGAGCAAGGGTATTCTGCTACCCAACGACTTACGCTTAAAGTATCCCAATCTACGCAAAGTTGCTAAGCCCGCTACAGAGGACGAGGAAGCATCTTCGGAGTTTGTGTACGACACTAAAAAGGGCATAGCCATTGTGCCTAACCGCATATACGGTGGTAAAGTTATAGAGAACGTGTGCCAAGCCCTAGCCCGTATTGTTATCGGGGAGCAGATGCTTAACATTGCCAAGAAGTACCGTGTGGTGATGACTGTCCATGATGCCATTGCTATCGTTGTGCCCGAGCAGCAAGCAGATACGGCTAAGGAGTACGTTGAATTTTGTATGCGCTTACGTCCTAAGTGGGCGCTTGAACTACCCTTGAACTGCGAGGCAGGGTACGGTAAAAGTTATGGAGACTGCTAGCTGTGAGAATCCTTTGGAAGTACGTTAACAAGCGGACTAGGGACATCCACTTCTCGTGGGAACGCTGGGAGCGAGGCGATGCGTATGGGTTTTGGGAATTTAGAATACCGAAGGAACAAGAATGAGTATCGTATGGTCATTCAGCAGCTTAAAGACATTCCAGCAGTGTCCTAAAAAGTACTACCACACCAAGATAGCTAAGGATGTGGTTGAGCCTGATACAAAAGCTACGTTGTACGGCAAGTCAGCGCATACAGTTGCTGAAGAATATATACGTGATGAAACCCCGATCCCTTCTGCATTTGAATATATGCAGCCTACATTGGACATACTGAAAGCGATACCGGGGGAAAAGTTATGCGAAGTAAAGCTTGGGTTGACAAAGAGTTTAGAGGGATGCGATTTCAATGCACCGAATGTATGGTGGCATGGGATAGCCGATTTGGTGATTATCAACCGGGAGACTGGGATAGCTCACTCGGTAGACTACAAGACAAGCAAGAATGCGAGATATGCGGACGTGAAGCAACTCGATCTTGTAGCTTGTGGCCTGTTCGCAAAGTACCCGAAGATCAACAAGGTGAAGTCAGCCTTGATATTTACGGTGAGCAAAGAGTTTATTAAAGCCGACCACCACAGAGAGATGCTACTCAAGTACGTAGAGAAGCCTGCACAAGATGTAGCACGTATCGAAGCAGCGTTAGAGAACGGAGTGTGGAACCCAATCAGCGGCCCGCTGTGTAAGTTCTGCTCAGTGAAGCAGTGTGAATACAACAGGAGTTAACAATGAACGAAATGACCAACCAAGAAATTGATACCGCCCTTATCCTTGAGAACGAACTAAAACGCCGAGTGAACGAAGTCGTCGAGCGCGTAGTTGTGAACATGGTGGGTAAGATCATCCATCAGGAACTAGACAAATACAAAGCCGAAATGATGATGGAAATTAGCGTATCAATCGGTAAGATGCTGCAAGTAGTTGAGAAAGAAGGCCGCAAGCCTTTGTGGGAAGCAACCCCCGAAGAATTTGGGTTAACTGAAGAAGACCTTAACCGCTCATCTATCAGGCGTTTGGATGATGTGCAAAACCTTAACAACGCAATTGACAAGGATATTAATCATGCCTTACGTTAACAAACCCCGTCCTTACAAAAAGGAATACGAGCAACAACTTAGTCGAGGCGAAGATAAGCCTCGGCTTGAGCGTCAACGTGCCCGCACCGAGATGGACAAGAAAGGTATTGACCGAACAGGTAAAGACATTGACCATTCAATTCCGTTGTCCAAAGGCGGCACTAATGCTGCGGGTAACCTGAAGCTGAAAAGCCCGAGTGCCAACCGTTCCTTTACACGTAACTCAGACCACACGGTCAAAATTAACAAGCCGAAAAAATGAACCTATCAGAGTATGAGTGGCCCCGGCCTCCGGGGTTTACACCGTTCGCGCATCAGAAGCAAACATCCGAGTTCCTATTAGCAAACCCCAAAGCCTTCTGTTTCAATGAGCAGGGTACAGGTAAGACAGCATCAGTGATTTGGGCTGTTGACTACTTGATGCAACGAGGTTTAATCAAGCGTGTGTTGGTGGTATGCCCACTATCCATTATGAAGTCGGCATGGCAGGGTGACCTATTCAAGTTTGCTATACACCGTACAGTTGCCATAGCCCACGGCAGTGCAGCAAAGCGCAAAGAGATCATCAACAACGGCGCTGAGTTTGTTGTCATCAACTTTGATGGTGTTGGCGTTGTCAAGAAGGAAATCCTTGCCGGTGGGTTTGACCTGATCGTAGTGGACGAGGCATCAGCCTACAAGAACGCACAGACTGCGCGTTGGAAAGACATGCGGGACTTAAACAAAGTCATCAAGGGTTTATGGATGCTCACAGGTACACCAGCCGCCCAATCTCCTGTGGATGCTTACGGACTAGCTAAGCTGATAAACCCCACAGCAGTGTCACCGTTCTTTGGTCATTTCAAAGACACGGTAATGACTAAGGTAAGCACGTTTAGGTGGGTGCCTAAACCTAATGCTATGACGCTAGTACACAGTATTCTTCAGCCCGCTATTCGCTTTGAGAAAGCCCAGTGCCTAGACCTACCTCCGCTAACTTTTGTTGAGCGTGAGTCGGTGATGTCCCCCCAGCAAGTTAAGTACTACAACGTATTAAAGAAGCAGATGCTGATTGAGGCCGACGGAGAAGAGATCAGCGCGGTCAACGCTGCGGTGCAGATCAACAAGCTGCTTCAGATAGCCGGTGGCGCTGTGTATACGGACACAGGTGAAGTGCTTGAGTTCGATGTAACCAACCGCCTTAAAGTGGTGCAAGAAGTTATCGAAGAGTCGAGCCACAAAGTGCTTGTGTTCATACCGTTCACGCACACCATTGAGCTACTGCAAAAACACCTGAACAAGCACAACATAACGTGTGACGTTATCAATGGCAGCGTAAGCGCAAATCAACGCGCCGACATAGTTAAACGGTTCCAAGAGCAGGCCGAGCCCAAGGTTCTGCTGATACAACCAAAGGCTGCATCACACGGGTTAACCCTTACTGCTGCCAACACAATCATATGGTACGCTCCTTGTACCAGCGTGGAAACGTACCTTCAAGCCAATGCACGGATTGATCGCCCCGGACAGGTGAACAACATGACCATCGTGCACATCACAGGCAGTCCCATTGAGGCGCGGATGTACAAAATGTTGCAGGGCAACATAAGTAACCATAGCAAAATCATAGACTTATACCGACAAGAAATTTCTTTGGAAAGTACTTGACAGTGTAAAAAGCTGTGCTATAGTTCTTTTCCCAATAACAACTGGAGCGACACATGACATTGGACGATACCGTTCAGGAAGCACCGCCTTCCACCGTTAACCTCGACAAGCTAGCTGAGGTGTACATCAAGATACGCGACAAACGCGCACAACTCAAGCAAGCCTTTGAAGCAAAGGACAACGAGCTTGACGAACAAATGCAAGTGCTATCGGACGAGATGCTTGAAGTATGCAAGCGCCTTGAAGCCGACAGTGTGCGCACCCAACATGGCACGATCATCCGTTCAGTGAAGTCACGGTACTGGACAAATGATTGGGATTCGATGTACCAAGTTATCAAAGAACATGGTGCGTTTGGCCTGTTAGAGAAACGACTTCATCAGACAAACATGAAGGAATTTCTTGCAGAGAATCCATCGTTCTACCCCATTGGTCTTAATGTGGAGAATTCTTATACCGTGGTTGTTAGACGTTCTAAGGAAAACTGAAATGAGTAATCTCACTCTACTGAATCAAGACCTCCCCGACTTCCTGCAACAAGCAGGTGTTAGTGAGCTTACAAAGCAACTCGCTGGTCGCACTGGCGTTAAGCGCATCGTGCCTAAAAACGGAATCTTCCGTAAGGTTGTCGGTGGCGAAGAAATGGGTAAAGTTAAGGGCGACCTTAACGTAATCGTTGTTAACGCATCACCCCATGTTGGGCGTATTTTCTATGCGCAAGCATGGACTCCTGATGCCGAGCCGACTTCACCTGACTGCTTCTCCAATGATGGACGTTCTCCTGACGCTGGTTCAGTTAATAAGCAAGCTGACCGGTGCGACTCATGCGAACGCAACATCAAAGGTTCGGGTATGGGTAGCTCTAAGGCTTGCCGTTACTCGCGCCGCATTGCTGTAGTACTGGAAGAAGACTTCGGTACTTCTCTTGAGGGCGAGGTCTACCAAATGAACTTGGCTTCCAAGTCTTTGTTTGGTGACAGCGTAGGGGACAACACCCATACCTTTGAAAACTACACCAAGTATCTTTCCAACAACGGCAAGAGCTTGGACTACGTGGTTACACAGATGTCTTTCAACGAAGACAACGATAACCAGTCCGTGCTGTTTACGCCTGTTAAGTTCATCAATAAGGCTATCCATAACGTGACTAGCAAGGTTGCCACTTTGCCTGAAACGCAGAAGATGGTCACTATGACTCCGTATCAAGCGGAAACATCAGCCCGTGCGCCTAAGTTGGAAGCACCTAAAGCTGCGGCACCTAAGTTGGAAGCGCCACAGGATGACCCTATTGAGGAGCCTAAGAAGCGTGATTCTAAGAAAGCCCCTGAGCCTACAGTTACAACCAAGAAGAGCTTGGACTCTGTAGTTGCTGCTTGGTCTGGTGAGGAATAACTTATGAGCTATGGTTACAGCCAGAGCTTGGTGGATGCCAATAAAAAAGCAAACGCTAAGTCTCTGGGCGTAGCCTTGGGACGTTTGTGTATTAAGCATGGTGTCCCTGTTACTGAGGTGGCGAAAGAACTAGAAGTTAGCCGTATGGCGGTCTACAACTGGTTTTTGGGGACTCATGCCCCTACGTCTTCTCTTAAGAGCAGGGTGCTTGCTTACATAGACAGCCTCAAGAAACGCAAATAACAATGTCCACATTCGACCTATTGAATGCGGTTCTTCCCGTAGAGGGAAGGTACTGCGTGTTAGGTATTGGCAGGTATCCTGACCAGCATTTTGTAGATACACGGGAACAAGTTAATGAGCTAGCCGAGCAGTTCGTAAGTCGCAGAGTCGATGCGTATTTTGGGTGTGCCAAGTTTGGCCCCCTTAACAACCGTACACACGACAACGCTACGTATTTTCGCGCACTGTGGATGGATATTGATTGCGGCCCCACAAAGGCAGCACCCGACGACAAGGGCAGAATCAAGGGCTACATTGACCAGCAGACCGGCCTTGCCGAGTTCCAGAAGTTTTGCAAAGCTGTAAAGCTACCCAAGCCAATACTGGTGAGTTCCGGTTATGGGATTCATGCATACTGGTTGCTTGAAGAGACGGTATCCCGCACTCAGTGGGAACCTCTGTCTGAGCGACTTCGGGAGTTGTGCGTTGAGCAGGGTTTAATCGTTGACTCGTCGGTGTTTGAAGCATCGCGTGTTCTCCGTATTCCCGGCACGTTTAACTTCAAGAACGAAGAATCAATGCCTGTAGAGGTTTTGAGTTCCGATACCGTGCGCATCCCGTATGCGCAAATGAAAGACCTACTCGGCGCGGCTGACCCCCAACCTGAGAAGCCCGATTTTATTCCAAGTTCATTGAGCCCAATGATGGAAGCGTTGATGGCTAACAAGGTCAAGCGGTTCAAAACAATAATGATGAAGACAGCGCGTGGTGAAGGCTGCAACCAACTGCTTTATTGCTTTGAAAACCAAGCTACTTTGGACGAACCACTTTGGCGTTCTGCGTTGTCTATTACAGCTTTCTGTGTAGATCGGCACAGTGCGGCAATAAAGATGTCCGAGAAGCACGATGGGTATGACCCTGACGAGGTAGAGATAAAGGTCAACAACCTGATAAAAAAGGGTGGCCCGCACCACTGCGCTACGTTTGAAAAGCAGAACCCCGGTGGCTGTGATGGCTGCGCACACAAGGGCAAGATCAAGTCCCCCATTGTGTTGGGCATTGAGATAGAAGAAGCCGACGACGAAGATAACGAAGTGGTTGTCGAAGAGGAAGAAGGCAAGACTGTAACCTTAAACATACCTGAGTATCCGTTTCCTTTTTTCCGGGGCAAGAACGGTGGTGTTTATAGACGACCTGATGACGAGGAATCAGACCCGGTACTTGTCTATGAGCATGACCTTTACGTAGTTAAGCGGATGCGTGACCCTGAGATGGGCGAGGTTGCTTTGTTCAGGCTGCACCTACCTCACGATGGGGTCAGGGAGTTTGCGGTATCCACAGCAGCTATTTCCTCCAAGGACGAGCTACGCAAGCTATTGGCCCAGCAGGGGGTAGTAGCACACCACAAGCAGTATGAGAATCTAGCGGTGTTCGTGGTGACATTTATAAAAAATCTACAGTACACAAGGAAAGCAGACATTATGAGAACACAATTTGGATGGGTAGAGAACGATAGCAAGTTCATCATGGGCGACAAGGAGATTACCAAGGACGGTACGTTCTACAGCCCGCCGACATCGACCACAGAATTCTTTGCCGAGAAGATTCACACCAAAGGCGACATGGACAAGTGGAAGGAAGTCTTTAACCTATACGGCATGGAGGGCATGGAAGCCCATGCGTTTGCTGCACTGACTGCGTTTGGCTCCCCGCTGTTTAAGTTCACAGGGTTGGACGGGGCCATCATTAACGTCATCTACGAGTTGGCAGGTTCAGGTAAGTCCACCATCTTGCGTATGTGCAACAGTGTGTACGGTCAACCCAAGGAGTTGATGGCAATACCGAAGGACACGTTTAACTCCAAGATGCAGCAGTTGGGGGTTATGAACAACCTGCCCAACACAATGGACGAGATCACCAATATGTCAGGGATAGAGTTCTCCGACATGGCATACAGCATCAGCCAAGGGCGCGGTAAGAACCGCATGAAGTCTCAGTCCAACGCACTACGGCTGAATAACACATCGTGGAAAAACATGACCCTGTGCTCAGCTAACTGTAGCTTTTACGAGAAGCTGGGTGAAGCGAAGAACACACCGGATGGCGAGTCGGTGCGGTTATTGGAGTACAAGATAGAGCCCAACGACCTAATCGGCGTAGCAGTCGGCAAAGAAATGTTTGACCACCAGCTTAATGAGAACTACGGGCATGCTGGGGAAATATATATCACTTGGTTGGTGAACAACCTTGAAGAAGCAAAAGCCCTAGTCAAGAAAATCCAAGCTCGTATCGACAGCGAAGTTAAGTTCACAGCCCGTGAACGGTTCTGGTCAGCCGTAGCCGCATGCAACATTGCCGGTGGCCTGATTGCTAAGAGCTTAGAGTTGCACAATTACGATATGGCAAAGGTCTATAGCTGGCTCAAGGGCATGCTGTCCGAGATGCGCAATGATGTAAAGCCACCAAACTCTACACCTGTAGCTGCACTGGGTGAGTTCATTAACTCCCACATCTTCAACACGCTGGTGGTTAACGGTGAAGTAGATGCCCGCAGCCAGTTGATATCTATGCCTTTGCTAGAACCCCGTAATGAGCTACTGATACGCTACGAGCCAGATACCAAGCACCTATACATAGCAGCTAAGCAGTTCAAAGACTTCTGCGTCAAGCAGCAGATCGGTTATAAAGAGTTACTTAAGAAACTCACCGACATACAAGTCTTTGTTGAGGCCACCAATAAGCGCATGTCCAAGGGCATGAAGGTTGTATCGCCCGCTGTCCGTGTACTGAAGTTTGACGCCTCTAATAACGAGTTCCTGCAAGTAGAAGCTATATTGGGCACCAATGAAAATAGAGACGGTGACGTACAGGATTGACTGGTCTAAGTTCCGCAAAGGCCATTCGTTTTTTGTACCCTGCATTGACCACAAAGCTGCACGGGCGGAGGTAGCTGCGGTTACAAAACGCCTGAAGATAGCCACGGTATCCAAAGTAGAACTTGTGGATGGCATCAAAGGCTTGCGGGTCTGGCGGGTTTGAGCTAAACTGCCAACGTGTTCTGTTGTTTCTCCTTGGTCTGCTAAGACCCTTGCCCCCGGCTAATCACCGGGGGTTATTTTTTGTACGGAGCTAAAGCGTTCTCCGCTTTTTCCGCAGACGGGCCAGCCAGAATAACGTTTTTCTTGGTTATCCTAACCCCACTATCCATTTCCGTTTCAATCACTTTTTTCAACTCGTCGTTTATAGCTTTGTTGATTTCTGCATCTTTGATTTCTTGCTCAGGATAGCGTAGGCTAAAGTCTGTGGCCTTGTCCAATGTGTCTTGGAAAATTTTATCGAAGCGTTCGTTAACGTCGGGTCTATTAAAGTCAATTGACTTGCGGAATGAGTCTTTTAACCCACCCATAATTTTTTGCCGTTCACGGGTAATAACTTTTTCAGCAGCTTGTTCTTTAAACGCAATGGTTTGAGCTTCTGCTATACGTGCTGGGGTATAGCCCATAGCTTGACCGACAAGCTCACTTGTAGGTACTTTACCCTTCTCTACTAACTGCGCACCTTGGGTTGTCTGTATACCCTCTTTTGCAAACCTACGCGCTATTAACAGCTTGCTTATAGATGCAGGAGTTAGCTTTTCCATCCCACGCTCGTATTCGCCTTGAGACATAAGCTGGACACCTTGAGCAACCCCTAGCGCAGTAGATGCAGCAGCACCGCCGATTACTTGCCCCCAGTTTAGGAACGTATCAGTTAAAGTTTTACCCGGTTGCGGGTCACGGAACCACATATCATTCAAGGATATGCGGCTGGATATGTCAAATCCAGTCAGTTTATTTAGCACTCCATACTCAGCTATACGGGCTAGTTCAGGGTTACCAAAGTACTTAGGTAGCCATTCAGTACGCCACCAAGTTTCGTAGTCAATGTCCCGCATTTCGTCAGGAGCATCGGGGTCTTTCTGCCATTGTTTCCAAGCAGCTTGTAGCAGCCCCATAACTAAGCTAAATGCTGGCAACGCCACAAGACCGCCAAGCAGTGCATGTGAACCTAGAACACCAAAGAACTTAGTAGCCGCCGCTGCCTTACCCTGTTTGTTAAACATGGGTAGCATCTTAAAAAAGTTCCCAAGTAATAGCTTAGTAGTCAGAAGTGGGAAAAACTTGTACATGGTTACAAGCCGCCCACCAGCGCCACGCATCATTAAGGGCCTGTTGTTAGCGCTATAGTTGCCCAGCACTTCATTAGTTTCCTGCACTGCCGCCTTCACTGCCTCGTGGTAATTCAGTGGATTGTTGGGGCTAGCTTTTTGTAACTCAGCCAAGTGCAGACGGAACGAAGTAAGCGCAATAATTTCACGCGACAACCGCTCTCCGTGGTGCATGAGCCCACCCATTACCAAGGTGTTTACTGCGTCTTTACCCAACTCAAATGCTTTGCTGTTTACTTTAGTAGCTGGTGTTCTGGCCTGACTGAACACTTCATTTGCCAGCGTATCTTTAGTTACACCGTACATGTCCACCATGTCACGAACCGCTCGGCGTTCTTGTGGGCTAAGACCTGTAGCAAACTCAATACTAGGAGCACGGAAACGCGTAGTGCCATCAGGCATTTTTTCCACAACCCCGTATTGATTGTGCAACTTCATCATCTTAGATAGCTCAACCATCGCCCTAGGCCCGTGGTTGCCGGTCAGTACAGGCATGCCCTTCATTACAACGTCCATTGGCTGCATGATGGCAGAAGACCAGCTTGTCAGGTTGCGCAAGAAAGATAATTTGACGATTGCATTTGCGGCGCTGTCTATCCATTTCCCCGCATCAGTCGGCACTGAAGGTTGTAGTGCTTCTGCTGCCATCTCCTCCATCCGTTTAACGAACGGGGTGTACTGTTCTTGACCTTCAAGCTGCCGACGAGCTTGTTCTACACCACGGCGAATATCACCAGCGTGCTCAAGTTTGGCAAACGCCCGCGCCATCCTAGAACCAGAGTCATTGACTGCCCTAAGGATGTCAGAGCTAAAGCCCGGTGTACCTTTACGGTGAACAAACATCTTGCGCACACTGTTCTCTGGCATAGCCGCCAAGTATGCTTGGTATAAATTATCTTTAAGGTTTTGCTTAAGGTGGGGGTCAGTTATGCTCGCTGTGTCTATCGCAGCATACGCACTCTTAAGTAGTTTGCTGGTTCCCTCAATATTGGCGCGTAAGGTTTTTCCGTTAGAGTCATTAGATACTTTTAGCTCACCATCGCTCTTAAGCTCATCTATAGTCTTACCTTGTTGCGCTGCATATTCTCTAGCTGCGCGATCACGCTCCAGCATTGAGTCAAACCGATAGGTTGCGCGTGCGCTTGTTTTACCCGTCTCCAGAATAAAGTCACCAAAGCGGGCTAAGGGGAAATACGGTTCTATCTTGTCGGTCTCAAACAGCAACCTAATATCGGACAACAGTTTTTTACGGGCCTCGTCTGATAGCTCCAACTTACTAAGGTTTTCTTCCAAGAGATGCTGCTTAACAGCATTCATAGTCTTGTAGTAGTCTCGCAGGCGTTGATAGACTTTTTGCCCTTCTGCACCCAGCGCCGTGTAAGCGGTGTCTAGCTTAGCGTTACGTACAGTGTTTTTAGGGTTTGATGGGTCGTACCCAGCAAGCGTAGTTGCGTTTACAAGGTCTTCAAACGCTTGGCGTTTCTTAGGTTCAGCCCTGTAAAAATTAACAATTTCATCAGCCATGTTAGCTGTGCCACGCAAATACGTTTGCACCGAGCCTGACATTTTTTGAATTGCTTCGTGCGTATCTTTTAGACCCGGAATAAGGTCTCCGGGGCCAGCATAGGCAAGACCTTCGCTATCGTAGAAGTGGGAAATGCGTGACCGTGCATCGTAGCCCAATGCGTTCCATGCGCCTTTGATCTCGCCCCACAAATAGCGAGGGTCACGAAGCTTAGCCAAGTTAGCCGTAGCATCCCCTAGCTCAGCGCCATCCCTAGATTTTGCAACTTTCTTAAGGGCTTTGTTTACATTCTTGTTCAGTTCCCTTTGCTCTTCTGGCCCAACTGCTGAGTAAACCCCGGTTTCTTCCGTTGTACCAACTTCACGGGCGCTTAGGATTTGGTCGGTTGCTAAGATTAGATCAGACAACGCATTAACCGAGTCCTTACCCATACCAAACATACGGCGCACGCTGTCAACAAACCGGTTGAACAAGTGCGTATCGCTTTCAATACCTTTAGTCTCAAGCAAGAAGTCCTGCATGGTCTTATCAGTCATGCCATAGGCCAAGAACTCATGTAGGTCAGAGAAAGCCTTACCGTTCACAGCTAGGTTAGCTAAGTCTTCAGTTAACTCCCCCTTACGAGCCGACTCCCTGAGGGCAGTGTCGGCGTTCTCCATCGTGCGGTGCAGTGAAAGCGCAGCTTGAACCAACGGGGAATCCAGACTAGCCCCATCTTTAATAGTTTTCATAGCTAGGTCTATTTTCCTAGCGGTAGCCGCATGTAGTAGCTCGTGCAATATGGTGGTGTGGTTGATACCCTGCTTACTACCAAACGACTCGCCACGCACATAGATAGTACGGTCTGCTCTGTCATACATAGCAATGGAACGATCCCACTGCTCACCCTTATTAGCCAAGCCCTCGGGCATCGGGCTATCTCGTTCAACCACCACGAATTTAACGCCTTGCACAAAGCCACGCAAGCGTGCTGCCAAAGCCTTTTGAAATTTTGTACCAGTTCTTAGGATGTGCGATATAGCTTGCGCCGCATTCGTGTGCTCACCAAAAGCTGTGTCGGCTGGGCTTTGCGTAAACTTAGAAGAAAGGTCTTTGGAGTCAATCTCATCCGCCAGTATTTCCTTGGCACGCTCTCTGACTTCTTTAGGCTGCGCAGGGTCTTTAGCCATGCGGGCTATATTCTTTGCTGAAGTTCTTGCACTAAACTCATCTGGATTGGTGTTGTAGTTCCCAAGCAGGTCTTCAAGCTCTTGAAGCTTTTCCTGAGTCTCAGCAGCAAGCGCGTCGGTAGCAGACGGAACCTTGGCTTTGGGTTCTTCGGTTGGGGCTTCAGTCTTGGGGGCTTCACCTTCTACCGCCTCAGTAGTTCCAGCAGCAGGTTGTCCTTCCATCGTTTCGGTAGGGGCATTCTGTACATCAGTCTCAGCAGCGGGAGTGGCAGTCTCAGCGACAGGTTCAGTAGTAGTTTCATTTTTGGGTGTTCCAAACTCCCCATTAACCATAAGCATTGGCGGCTTGCCCCGTGGGTTCGGGTTCATTGCATCATCAAAGGCTTTTTGTCTCTGCGCAATTAAGTCGGCATCGCCAGTCTTTTGAGCTTTGGTCAATAAAGACGCAGCAGTGGCTTGGCGCTTGGTATCGTAGCTATTAACTACTTCACCGTTTACCGTGTGATCCCATTTACCTTCAGCACCTTGCGCTACTGTGTGTACATCTTTGCGACCTGTGGCTGCTGGCGCTTTTTGTTTTTTCGGTTTTGTTTCGACGGTTTCAGTGGGCGTAGTGACACTTGCGGGGGCTCCTTCGGTAGTTGCGGGGGGTTTACCTAGCGCTTCAAATTGCTCAGCAGCAGCATTAAAGTCTTTCATTTGCTGGGCTTGCTGCGCCCTTATCTCGTCAAACTTAGGGGCATTAAACGCCGAACTTTGAGCAGCATCATTTAGGCGTTCACCCTCTTCTGCAAGCCTTCGCATTTCAGCCAGTAGTTCATTTCTTTTTTGTTCTATTGCAGCGGGCTGTGAAACTTCTCCTGTAGCAGAGACTCCAGCATCCGACTCAACAGGAACCACTCCATCTCGTGCAGGTGTTTCAAGTCCTCCGGTGGGTTCACTGGTGCCGGGTTCGCCAGCCACGCCAGCGCTTCCTCCACTTGGTGGGGGCTCAGTTCCTGTAACATTTTCGGCTCCTTGAGTTTGTTCAGCTACTCGCTTTTCTGCCATTCTCTGTGCAAGTGCACTTGGGACGCCATTACTTCTAAGTTGTTCAGCAATTGTTTCAACGTCGGCAGTGGGGGCAGTGGCTTCTTCTAGCGTAAATTCTTTTAACTCAGGCTCTACCCGTGCACCAGTAGTATCAACTTGTCCTTCGCCCATAGCAGGGCCTTCAGCACCAGTATCAACTTTGGCTTCACCTAGCGGTGGGCCTTCAGCACCTGTGTCAACCTTTGCTTTACCTAGTTCTTGCTCAGGCTTAACATTAAAGCCCCTAGCTTGCGCCATAAGGCTAGCCATCCCCTCATAGCTTTTATCCTGTATATAACCTTCACGTTGCGCGGGCAGAAACTTAGTTAAAGCTTCTTTACTTTTTTGCGCAGCTTTAACCCCGCCAACAGTAGCCGCAGAAGTAACGCCTGCTTGTAGAACCGTTTGACGTACAGTTTCTTCTAGCTGCTTGTATAGGTCAACAAGGTTTGGATTTTTGTTAAGCCCAACTCCCGGAAGAGCATCTATACCATACTGGGTTAGGGTGGTAGCAAGCTCAGGCGGTAGTTCACGCGCAATAGCTTCCGTCATGTATTTAGCCACGCTATCAGCACCATACTTAGCAACGTGCTCTTTAAGCCCCGCTAGGGCTTTGGTCATACCAAAACGTTCAAAAAACACTTCTGCCAGTGCTGTTGGCGCTGCCCGTGCAAACGCTGCTTTGCCCGATAAACCGGCTGCTTTACCCTCCCCGTAGGAGTCACCAAGCTGTTGAATAAAGGCTTGGGCTAATATGGGTGCGGCAGTACCTGTAACTGCACTAAGAACCATAAGTGGAGCTTGAGTTGCCAAGCTAGTAATAGCTCCTTGAGCCGACTTCTCCAGTATGCTTTCCCCTTGTGGAATAGCGCCTGCCCTAGCTTCTTCAACACGCCGTTGGTTAGTTAACCCTTTGCTTATATCCGAATACCCAAGAATGTCGGCATAAATATTGGTTAGTCCTAAACCTGATTTTGTGACTTCTGAAGCAGCACCTGCCCCAACACGGCGCAAGAACCCAGCGCCTTCTAATTCTTTAGCCCGTGCCTTAGCCGCAATATCAGCTTGCTCGCCAACTACATCAGGGGTCATTGACCCATAATCAGTTTCAAGTTGCCCTTGAGAAATAGCCCTTATGGCGTCCTGCTCAATTAACTCAGGGTACATCCTTGCGCGTTCGGGGAATTGCTGCGCAATGTTAGCTTTTACAGCCTCTAACCGGGGATCAAGTCTTTTGGCTGTAGGTAGCGCAGTAGCCCAAGCAGCATTCCTCTCAGCAATTGCACGGAATGCGCGGCCTTTTACTGTGTTCTCTGGGTTTGCTGCAATGGCTTGTTGCAGCGCAACACCTCTCTGCGCCTCGGGCATTGAGTTGAACTGCGCTTCCAAAGACTCCACATACTGCGGGCTAACCCCACCTAGGTTAACTAAATTTTGCCCCGCAGCGGGGGGTAATTTCTCGCCTCGCTCTAATACGCTACGGGTATCAGTGTTTGACCTAATAGCTCCAATACCCCCTAAGGTGCCACTTTTTAGCGGCAAGAACGTAGGTTCTGCTTTAGCCTGTTGTTGCACCGGGGCTGGTGCTTTTGCGGGGGCAAACTCGGCTTGAGTTATGCGTTTGCCGGTAGGGTTGGCTTCCTTGTACGCACGCAATACGTCTTGAGCATTAGCATTCCCAGCGTTAGCATCGGTTTCTAACTGCTGTAGTTGCTTGTCGGGTAAAGTTGCCCCTGTCCAAGTAGCCGGAGGAACAGAAGAAGGAGCCCCTCCGCTCATTAACTTACTGACAACTCCTTGAATTACCGCAGTGTCTGTGCCATCAGGAAACTCTAGGATGCGACCATCTGCTAATTCTGCTTCGATTGTCATAGCATCCTCATTGGATTAACTGGCCTTGGTTGTTGAATCTTAACCTAGTTGTGGGAGCAGCCGCAGGAGCAGGAGCGGCAGCAGGAGCAGCCTTAGTTCCTTGTAATATCGTACGAACTTCAGCATCTATTAGCTCTTTCCTACGCGCTTGCTGAGCAGCAGCATCTTTTTTCGCTAATGCTTGCCTATACACACTATCTCGGAGTAGCAAGTTATCCACAATTGGCGCTGCTTTTTCCGCTGCTTGTGCTTGCAGTTGAGCGTAGTCTTTTTCAAGTACCGGGGCTTGGCGGGCAGTAGTAGCTGCTTGAGTCACATTTGCTGCGGCAACTGCTGGGCGTGATAAACCAAACGTCTTTTCCCATGCTGCTGCTGTTTGTTGTTTTTCTACATTAGTTGGGTCTGCTGCTAGCGCTGCAAAAGCAGCTTGCGCTTGTTCTTCAGGTTTAGGTTTAGCTACTGCTACAGGCTTAGGTGGCTGCACAGCACGTTCGGCTTTTGAAAGGGCGATAAGCGCTTTAGCATCTGCATCTTGCTGCGCTTTAAACGCTGCAAGTCTGTAACTCTTCGCTGCGCGGTAGCTAGTCGCGGCATCTTTAATCTGCCCAAGTTTTTCCGCTCGTTGACCTGCAAGCAGGTTAATGTTCATCTGCGCAATAGAATTTTTTGCTGTTTGGTTAGCAGCTAATGCGCCTTTATAGGAGTCGGCAAAAGCAGTACCTGCGCCACCTAACGCACGCATAAAGTTAGGCCCTTGAAGTATTGCGCCCATTGCGCTAAGCGCGGCAATACCTTTACCTTGTTCTAGCGCATCTTTAGCCTGTGAGGTTAAATCTGCTACTTGCGCTTTTGACTCGTCGTAAGAACTAGGCCCCGCCATCTTATTTACCAAGTTCATCTCACGGGTAATACCTTGCTCTTCAGTCTCACCGTCATCTTTGTAGTCTTGTTCGCTCCCCATTCGCTGGGCGGCTTTAAGAAGTAGAGGGTTTAGTTGCGCTTGCAATGCTGGGTTGCCCATTGTGTCGGGTTGCGCTTGAGCAGTGGGGTCTTCAACTATATCCCCCTCGTCAAAATGCATAATCCCCCCTTTGCCGAAGGCAACCATGCCGCCACCAGCAGCCATAGGCATAGCGTTGTATGCACTAGCTAGTCCTTGTTTTTCAGACGCACGGGTAGCTAGCTCAAGCTGTGCAGCTTGTTTTTCCGCTGCACTTGAGGGGTGTTGGACAATCTGTTGAAGTTGTTCAGTTGAAAGTTTGCTGACCGCAGCAGTCATGCGGTTGGGGTCGTCCATTGGGTTGAGTTCACCACCGCCAGCATAGCCTTTTACCTGACCACCTTTAGCAAACATGCCAAGTTGTTTAGCGCCATAAAGGCCCATACCCGCAGCGCCAATGTTTTGCATCATTGACGGAGGAGCTTGATACATTTGAGCCGTAGATTGTTGGCCCAAAGGCAGACCGCGAACCATATCGGACATAAATCCCAATTGCTTGTATGGATAGTTTTGCTGGTTCAAGAAGTCTTGGTAGCCTTGGCTTAGGCCTTGCTGTGCAAGTGCTTGCTGCTGTCCACCGTATTGGTTCTGTAGCTGGTTAATACCCATCTGCTGCCCGTATTGAGCTTGCCCTAACGCGCCAAGTTGACCAGCCGCTTGGAGTCCTGTCTGGTTCTCCATGTTAAATTGCTGCTGCGCTTGTTGGTACGCGTTTTGTGAACCCGTTGCCTGTATATCGTTCATTTGCTGACCAAGATTGCGCTCCCGTTCAGCCCGCATAATCGCATCGCGCCCACCGCCAAATGCACCAGCCTGCGCAGCTTGAGCTTGTTGCTGAGTACCTTGCATAGCCGATTGCCGACCAGCCTCACGCTTTTGGATATCCACTACATTTTGCATGTAGGGCGACATGAAGTTAGCCGCAGTGTTACCGTTTGCAAAGGATTGAGCGCCTACTCTAGCCGCCATATCCATACCGGCATTTATCCCTTGGTTTGGCTGCATGTTTGCAGCGCCCTGCTGGGCTTGTTCTTGCAGCGGTGAAAACCCAGCAATACGATTTTGGTCGTAAGTTTTATATGGGTTTTTGTTGATATCAGTTAATTGTGAAGCCTGAAATAACGTATCTTTAGCATAACCCCGTGCCCACTCGGGCAGTTCCGTCATACTAGTGTTTGTTGTAGTTGCTGATGGAGATGAAGATTTGCACATATTTCTATCCTAAAAGGTATACATCATTTGGGTAGCAACTTCTTTGAAACCCATCCGACCCCATAATTTAGCTACTCGTAAATCCGTCATAGCTGAAACAAGCAATCGCTTTACGCCGCGATTTTTCAACTCATTAAGCCCAAATTGGACTAGTTTTTTACCCACACCATTACGGTGTTCTTTTACTACAAATATCGTATCTTCTTGTGCTATTAAATCTTGGTTATGCATGTCATTAGTAATATACACATTTATATAACCACAAGCAACTCCATCACCTCTAAGCACAAACGTTAACAAATTACCTTTATCACATGATTCCCCATACTCATGCAGTCTTGGGTTGTAAGGAGAGTAGTCCACTCCCTGCCCAGCAAGTCTTTCTATCATCTCAGCGTAGTGCTGCCGGTACAGAGGTTCAAGTTCTAGATAAGTTTCCTTGAAGTTCTCCTGCTGAATGGTGTAATTCATGCGGGTAAATACCTATCAGCACGGGTGTTTTTAGCAACTCTGCCTTTACCAACTGTTTTACCTCGGGCACTTTGTACCTTGTCCATCATGGCGTATAGCTTACGTGCGCCAGCTTCCGTGGAGCCGTTACCAATTTCAGAGACGATACGAGCCGGTATTACAAATTCACCGTCGGCTAAACGCGCAGGCTGTTTACGTCCAATAACCGCAGGAATAGAGTCGGACACACCGTCACCGGGGCCACGCAAGAGCCTGCCACCATCGGAGTAGGAGCCAAGGTTGTACATGCCGCCTTGAGCAAGCGCAGCAATGCCGCCGCCGTAGGCGTAGCTTGGGTGTTGACTAAATCTACCGTGCTCTAAGTAACCGCCCTTTGCGCCACCGCCACCACCACCGCCACCACCGCCATCACCACCGCCACCACCACCACCGGGGCCACCACCACCGCCATCACCACCGCCACCACCACCGGGGCCACCACCACCGCCATCACCACCACCGGGGCCACCGCCATCACCACCACCGGGGCTACCAGCACCGCCATCACCACCACCCGCATCACGACTACCCCAGCCACCACTTTCTCCGCCGTTGACTGTGCCAACAGCAGGGCCGGTAGAACTGCCCGCAGCAGCGCCAGAACCTGACATTGCTCCGCTCATTGCTGCGTTTGAGAGTGCGTGAGATAGTGAATTAAGCCCCATGTCGCCTAAAGCTTGAGCAATAGAATTTGCCGCAGGAGCAAGTCCAGCGGGGAAACCACCGCCGTAGTTACCGCCACCACCGCCGTAGTTACCGCCACCACCACCACCACCACCACCGTGTTGTTGGGTAAAATCTTCTGGCGCAGTAGTAGGCTCAACCGCTGGCGTTGTAGGTAAACGTTCTATGACTGGAGGAGCATAAACAGTAGAAGCTACAGGCCTTGACTGGGCCTTAAGGTAGTCGGCAAACTGTTGTTTAGCATCAATAGGCGCAGTGGTAGGCGCTGCTGCTCTTGCAGCTTGTAACTCTAAAAACTTGTTTAATGCCGGAGTTTGGTTAACCCCACCTACCGCGCCACCCGAGTCAAAATGTTGCACTGCGCCACCATCGGCTGCTTTAGCTTTTTTAGGGATAACGTAGCGCGGGTTGCCGTACTTTTGTTCCCGACCAAAAGGGTCAGGAGCGGGCGTTGGGTTAGCCCATCCGGGATCAAATTCATACCCAGCATTTGCCATTGCGCCACGGTCAGAATCTCCAACAGGGGTAGAAGGAGCGTTGTTATCTTCAGAAGCTGCCATCAAAGGGCCCGCCACCATACCAGCAGTTTGCAGAGGGTTAGCCTTAGCGTAATTCAACAAGTTTTGCCCTGTAGCACCGGCTTTCAACGCATCAAAGCGTTGCCCTGCTGTCATGTTTTCAACGCTTGGCGGTTGTACAGGGTAAGTAGACTCTGAAACACTCGGCCCATATTTTGCCATAGGACCATCAGCGGTAGCGTTACTAGCGTTAGAGTAAGGCGAAGGGGTAGTTGTAATTGGAGATGTGTAGTTTAGACTTTGCGAAGTTATGCCGCCAACAGGAGCTTTTAAAGTCTCTTGTGACACACTAGACCCAAGCCTAAACGGATCAGCCGCATTTGCGGAAGGTAGTGAAGCTGAAATAGATGGCTCTACAGCAGAAGGCATTGTCAATCCCGCTTGGTTTACGGAAGCAATCTGTGCTGCGGTTTCTGTGGGTACTGCGTTAGCGGCAGCGGCAGCGGCTTCAGGGGCTAAACCTGCTGCACCAGAACCAATTAGCGACTCGGCTAAACCAGAGCCACCATAAGCGCCCAAACCCGCCATTAGACCTTTACCTAAATCTCCAGTAGCCAGAGCAGTACCGCCACCTACAGTAAGCGCAGCCATACCAGCAGGCATGCCCATAGCAGCCAAACCTACTCCTGCTACCAAAGGCAAAATAGAAGACAAGAACCCAGCTTCAGGTAACCCAGTTTGAGGGTTGATAGTAAGGGAGCCACCATGCCGCATAGCAAGTGCTTGCAAACTTTCTACTTCTTTAGGGGTCATGTGGACAAGCGTATTGTCCGGGCCGCGACCATGCGCAGCTAAGTGTTTGGCAGCAAGTTGTAGGCTCATGTTTTTACTTTCAAAACGTTACTAGCCGAGGTGTCATAGTATATATCGCCTACCCGCAAATTGGTGTAATCTGCTTCTGTCGGTAGGCTTGGGGCGGTAGTGTTACCAGTAGGAAAAAAGCTCAAGCCTGCAATAACGTCTGTACCGTTACGCTGCGTACTAGCTACCATTGGAGCGGGGTTGTCCAACTGATTAAAGTACAGCCGCAATACGTTGGTTAATTGGTTTATAAGCGCAGGGTCATACGTATTGCCTATTGCAGCGGGCAACTTAGGGGCTACTACGTTTTTCTGTGCCACGGTTACCGCCTTCCGTCAGGTCTAATGTCAATACGCGGGGAGCCTAGCTGCCACTGCGTACCAAGGGTGTTGGATGTAATTTGCATCTGCATCTGCCGACCACGAACCCGGATGTAGACTTGCCCCGTGAATTGATCTACGTTAATGACTGAGGGGGCCGCGCCGTTATTAACTACGTTGGCGCTACCAGACTGCGTAACCCCAGAGCCGGAGTTGTTTAAACCTTGTAGATACATCGTAACAGTGGGTGTTGTGCCGCCAGTCGAACCACGGAAAGTTAAGTCAGGAATCATGCGGTACACAAAAGCAAAGTTGTGCCCGTCTCCAATGTCGTACTGGGAAGATGTTATTGACGCTGCAATTGGTAGGGCGGTAGCCGTTTCGTTGTCATCTACCCCATACTCATGCTGCACAATGTTGTAGCTATACGTTGCCGCAAGCGGATAGTTACGCAAACCGGTATCCAGCCAAGCAGTACGGGCCATTGAGCCGTAGTACCAGTTATCTTCAAGATAGTTATACACAACGTACTTGTCTACAGTATAGCTACCTGAAGAACAATAGAACCACCAGACCTCATTAAACCCTTCGTTGGTGCTACCAAATACTTGATCGGACTGAAATAGGTTTATGTCGCTGTAAATAAACTGCCGTAAATCACAACGTAAAGTCTGTACACGACCATCGTATTTATAAAACTTATCCACACCCATCCAATAAGTGATACCGGAAGCCATTGCTGCTGCATTAGGGCCAATGATAGATATATTATCTGCAAGGAGTTGAGTACCCCAAACATATGGAGGGCCAAGATACTGGAGAGAGTATAAAGACTGGTCTGTCCACACTACAATTTCTTGGCGGCTTTGCAAGGTGGTAACAATTTTAGAACCGTGTGATAAACGCACACTACCTGCTTGGTTAGTAATTGCTGGATACCATGTAGTCAAAGATTCTTGATCTGACCAGCGGATAAGCATAGGGTCAAACGTTGTGCTGCCGTAGTCATTTGTACCAAATACAATTAGAAACCTGCTGGCATCAGATATGTTAAATGTGTTTTGGTACAGCGGGCAGTAGCCATCAGACCCAGCAAGACTAGACAACAAAATACCCCGAGGGGAAATAAACTGCGTACCTGATCCCGCAGAAGAAGTGTTGATAGTCGTTGATAAAGTATATGTAAGACCCGTCGGTGTACCCGCTGTAGTTGCAACACCTGAGCCACCGGCAGTAGTAGATAGGGTAAATGTTGTAGAGTTGTTAGTGGCGATGATGTAGTACGTAGTCGGATTAACATACCCTGTAATAGACCCAGTACCACCGTATGTCCCACTAATTGTTATTGACTGGCCTACTGCCAAAGCAACGTTTGATGCGGTACAACTAAATTGACCCGCAGTACCTGTAATAACTACACCAGATAGTGTTGCACTTGCCGTGGCGGATGTAGCCAAATTAAACGTACTTGAAGTCAAATACTTAACGTAGTACGTAACCCCCGGCGTTAATCCTGTTGGTAGCACCCCAGTTGTAGCAAGCATGATAGGAGTTAAATCTGCAAGCCCCAAGGTGCATGTAACAACGCAAGGAGAAGCATTGGAAATCGTAATCGTAGTACTTGAATACCCTACGGTTGCATCCCAGTAGTACATTGGCCCACCACGAGGGCCGTATACTAAATTTTGACCCCAATTTAATTGGCTCCAGATACGCATGGCATCCGTCGTTGTTCTACCAATGCCCCATGTACCAACAGTAGAAGGAGGGGATACTACGGGCGGTGCTCCCCAAATACTTGTTCCCCAGCCAGAAAGCGGAACGGCGTAGGGCGGTCCGGTGTTAATTTGGTAAACGGCAACAACGGCTGCGCCACCACCGGGGGAACCTGAAACGTCCGCAGCAATTGCAGCAACTGCAACATTGATGGTGTAGCTATCAACATTAATAACCGTTATTTGATACTGCGCATTTAATACGGTAGCTGTAATGTTTCCACCTAAACCCGTAGCCCCGCTAAATGTAACGTAGTCGTTTGTAATTCCACCATGCGCTGTATCTGTAACTGTTACGGTAGATGAACCGAGCGTGGCTACAAAAGGGTTGTTATTAATTGTGGAGGATGCGCGGATCGGGGTGATGTCGTAATACGCACCGCCGTTCTCAATGTAAAACTTTAAGTTTGTGCCAACGCCAAGCAGGTTTTGAGATGTGAGCGTTACCCAGTTCCACAAAGAACGGCATACGCCCAAAAATGTACTAGCAGAAATACGTTGCCATCCGCCTATCTTTTCGGGCGTGCCTTGACGAAACCGTACCTTGTCGGACTCATACCAACCACCCTCGTTGGTGTACCGAGTGTTTTCCCGGTTAACCCCCGGCTTGAGCGTCAGTTTTTGTAAGGGCATACGTTAATCCAGTAATCGGCATTCCGCATTTCTGCGTTTGAGTAATCCCGGCAAGACTCGTCCGCCACCTTTTGTCCAGAGCAAAAGCTGTTCTTTTGCGCCATCCCAGTCCTGTGCATTTATCTTGCGCTTGAGGGTGCTAGTCTGCAAACGTCCAGTGCCTAAATTGTAGGCGAAATCCACAATAGCGTTGCACTTTTTCTCGTCGGTCAGCAGGACAGGACAGTTTCGTAAAACGCCCGGTAGATACGTGTGCTGTAGTTCTTGTAGCAGCAGTACAGAGGCATCAGGCTCAGACATTGGCTGGTCATTCAAAGTCACCTTGCGCCCATCAGCGTAGTAGGTGCTGCCGTAACCAATCGTAGGAATACCCGCAGGGCAGAGATAGGGTTTACCCCTAAACCCTTCAAACTGTTTACACAGTGCTGCGGCTATGTCCAGATTCATATCCCACGCTTTGCCAGCGTCCTATCAAGGAACCAATAGTTCAACGTACCCGATACCAGCGCGGCGAAGTCAGCGGTCATGATTAGTTTAAACACAGCCTCTGGAGGAGAACCCGCCATCCACGCTGTCAAGGCAAACCAGATGTGAGCAAAGCTCCACAATAGCAAAATCCAGTAGGTTGCTACTGGGCGTACCGAAGCAGATAGACTTGCAGCCCATCCACCGGCAACTTTAACCATGTCGGTCTGTTGATTAATCGCTGCGTTAAATGCATCCATAACTCCAGAATCCACCGCCGCCTCGCGCTGTGCACCTATCTCAGCTAGTTTTTGCTGACCCCGCACGGATTGTAGTTGACACTGCTGGCTAAACATTGCCAGTTCATGCGCCCGTTCGTTCTTCTTGTCCACCCACTTGAGGACTTCTGGAGCCAAACGAAATAAGCCCCCAAGTAGGGAGCCAGCTATACCGCCACTTAGTAGTTCAAACATATCAGTCCTTTTTGCAGGGAGGGGTTTCTTCGTCATGGGAAAGCTTCACACCCGCCAGCAACCCAATAAAGCCGCCAATGATGGTTTGGAAAGCGGGAGACAGTAGTTTGAAGATTTCGCTGTTGTCCACTTCTTTTGACCATAGGCCAAGTAGAAAAGCCATGACCATGCCCAGCACTGAGATGCAAAGGGTGGCACTGACCATGAGCGTTACTGCAAAGGTTAGCCGTGCTTTGATGTTGTCGTTCACTTTTTCCCCACTTTCTCTATAATCTTTGCGCGTAGCAAAGGACTGTCTGATGTGCCTGCCCACTCCGGCAAGGCGTTCCAAATATTCACGTAGTCGTCTGAACTGCATGCCGATTTATCCAGCCAATCCAGCATGGCCTTGTGGCGCTCTGCGGGGTCGTGCGTTGTCAAACCAATGACGTATAGCTCCTGTACCGCGCAGCCCACCTGCTTTGGCCTTTCCTGCCTTTTGGGTGGCTCCGTAGACAGGATGAGCTTGTCCTGTGCCGATGATCCTGTTACCAGCATCAGAAAACAAAACAGAAACAAGCGCATACATATTATTTTTCCTGTTTATTAAGGGAAAACTGCATATGCAAACAAAGGCGCAAAAGAACTACCATAACCAACAGCCGCAAATACCCCTGATGAATTTACTGCAACGCTTCGAATGCCTGCATATGTAGTTGATCCATTCATAGCCACAGGTGTAGTCCATGTACTACCGTTAGAGGATGTAGCATATAAAGGGTAAACATTAGTGTCGTAGCCAACAGCCACAAATAAGCCTGACGAATTAACTGTAATGCTTTGCATGTTTGCATAACTAGACGACCCGTTCATTCTTGCGGGCGTAGTCCATGTGCTTCCATTGGAAGAAGTGGCATATAAAGGAGCGCCTCCACTGTCGCGTCCAACAGCTACAAATAACCCTGACGAATTAACTGTAACGCTTTGCATTAATGCTACGACAGTTGATCCATTCATTAATGCGGGTGTAGTCCATGTACTCCCATCGGAAGAAGTGGCATAAATAGGAGCTGCTGGATTCTCATAACCAACAGCTACAAATAAACCGGATGAGTTAACTGTAATGCTTTGCATTACTGCGTAAAAAGTTGATCCATTCATCCGTGCAGGTGTAGTCCAAGTGCTTCCATTAGAAGAAGTGGCAAACAAAGGTGCAATAGAACTATCGTATCCAACAGCTACAAACAATCCAGATGAACTAACTGTAACGCTTGTCATGAATGCAGTAGTAGTTGATCCATTCATTACTGCTGGTGTAGACCATGTACTACCATTGGAAGAAGTGGCATAAATTGGTCTATTACCATTATCATAACCAACAGCTACAAACAAACCGGATGAACTAACTGTAACGCTTTGCATGCGTGCAAAAGCAGTTGATCCGTTCATTAATGCGGGTGTAGTCCATGTAGCGCCGTCGGTAGATGTGGCGTAAATTGGTCCATTACCATTATCATAACCAACAGCTACAAATAACCCTGACGAATTAACTGTAACGCTTTGCATAGCCGCATAGGTAGTTGATCCATTCATTAACGCTGGCGTAGTAAAATTATTTGTGTTGGAGCGAAGATTTAATGAACGTGAAGCAAAAGTCATGCAAACCCCTTTGCAAGTGATGCGTACCAAAAACCAGTAGAGCTACGGTACGTTGCTACTAATAGGTCTACCGCACTAGCTGTTGTACTAAGAACTCCTGCAAATGTAGAACCGCCTGCCCACTTAAACGATGTGGGCCAAGTCATAGTACGGTTTCCTGTGTCTTGTGTGATAAACCAATTGATGGTCTGACCATCCGTTAGGTTTGAAAATGTTGGGGCAACTGTTACATTGGCAGTCATTGTGGTTGTAAATACGTTTGACAGCGCACAGTTGATAGCCATTGCAGTGGCGGAAAAAGCAACTACTACAGGGGGAGTGGCGGCACTGCCGCTTGCGGTTAATGTGGTAAATGCTACAGGGCCAGAGCTACTTGCAATTTTTACGTAGTCCGTACCGTTCCAAGCCACAATTGCTTTTTCACCGTCAACCAGCGTGATGCCTGTGGTGTAAGTGCTTGGAGAAGTAAATCCGCGCACAGTAAGTGCGTACCCTCCTAAAGCTGCGCTATTGTTGATTACATAACTTTTACTGGACGCTGGTACGTTTAAATTACGCGCTGCTGTTTTTGTGCCGCTTATGTTCAGGATAGCATACTGCGCGGTGCTTCCACTAGCTCCAGTAGAGATAATTCCTGTTGCCGTATTATCACCCGTTGTAAGAGTAAGCGTAACATCAGCGCTAGTAATTGGGATAGCCAAGCCGCCAGCAATAGCAATGTCTAAATAAGACGTAACGCTGTTATTTACGTCCTCACCCCATGTACCAGACTCCGTACCTGTTACTGGTTGCCCAAGTTTTAGACTGGTTGTGTAATTGACTGTCATGGTAGTTTCTCACTAATAAATATTACCAACCAGCCATGTCAGTGTACTTCTGACCCTCAGCACCGCAGTCTGCCAAGAAATCGGCTTTTTGATCGGGGCTGTAGTTACGGCACTTTACTCGTTTTATTTCTTCACCTAGGGGTTCAGCCCAAGTAGCTTCTAAAGTGTTAGCTTGAGTATCGTGGGTTACGTGTGCGAGATATGACATATAAGTTCCTTTATGCAGTTACTGCTTTAATTAAAGAAAAGTTAATAACTGGAGCATCGGTTGCAACGCCCCCGGTGGTGTAAAACGTGATATTAAAGCTACCCGCAGCCACTGCGGTTACTAATAGCACATACAAATTAGTTCCAGACTTTTGATTTAAAATAATCGTATCAGTGGCTGCAACTAACGTATTGGTTACTGTAAAAGTGGCTGCTAGTGCCGACCCTGCGGCTGAAAACATAGTAATAGCGCCATTATTTTTACTAAGCGTTACGCCTGTAGTTCTAGAAGTGCCTTGAGTTACAGTGCCTCCAGAACCTGTGCCATAACCTAATCCACCAGTAGCCCCAGAAGCAAGCACGGAACCAGCAAAATAATTGGTTGCTGCGGAATCTAACTGATACACGCCATACCGATTGGTGTTTGTGCCAGTAACAGTATGCGCTAAATATAAACCGTAAAAATTAGTTATTGTTGCCGAAACACCCGTTGAAGTTGAAGAAAATATACCGTAATGATTGGTAACTGTAAATGCAGTGCCAGTGGTATTACCAATAGAACTGCTATTGCGTATCCCATAAACTGTAGTTACAGAGGCAATGGGGGATGTGGCACTTTGGGTAAATATAGACTGAAGCGCATAAATGTTTTGTATTGTATTTCCGCCCCCTCCCTGTATACGCATATCCGACACTGTTCCATATATTGTACTTGTATATGTACTAGCCGGTGCAGAAGATTGATAATTTATAACATTATTTATGCCGTATACAGTTGAACTAGCTGACGATAAATCATTACTATTTGTCCTAGTAATATTTACACCTAGGCCGGTAATATTAAGTACTGTTGTCTCGCCTGAACTTAAAATAGCTGGAGTTATTTGCGCACCAAGTACAGATGTTACAGCAGACCCACCAGAATCTGTAACATTTACTTGAGGGTTTATATAGTTTCCATAAATAGTAGCGGTTGCTGAACCTGTGCCGGTTAGAATGGGCGCTGTAGAGTCGCCAGCGGGGACGTTACCAGTAAGTCCACTAGATGAGATAGTAGGAAAATTTGTAGTAGCTACTGTTTGGGTATTTGTGCTTACTTTTACGTAGTCGGTGCCGTTCCAAGCAACGAGAACCCGCTCGCCATCAGTCAAAGTAACCCCAGTAGTAGGAGTTGTACCGCGCACAGTAAGTGCAAACCCACCTGTCCCCGCATTGTTAATCATGTACCACTTGCTAGTGATCGGTAAATTCAAGTTACGGGCCGCAGTCTTAGCCCCGCTGATGTTTAGGATGGCGTACTGCGCCGTAGTCGAGCCAATGTTGGTTGCCGAGCTTGTACCCTGTGTATTGGTAAGCGTGACATCCGCCGTAGTGATAGTGATCGCCAAGCCGCCAGCAACGGCAATGTCTAAATAAGACGTAACTGCATTGTTTACGTCATCCCCCCAGCTTGAACTTTCTGTACCTGTTACCGGCTGTCCGAGGGCTAGGTTGGTTGTGTAGTTGACAGTCATAAGATTTTCTCTTTACGAAGTAGTGTTGTTAAAGCGAGTGTACTCAATCCACCGTTGAGCATCCTCTACCCAAATATAAACTTTATCATCAACAGGCATAGGCACAGGCGGAACCCATACTCCAACTTCTTTATCCAACGTCCAACTTGAGAATGCTGCGGGGGGATAGAAAGCATCCATTTCCGGGTCATACGTATACCCAATTCCAGCGTAATTTTTACGAAACGGAGTTCCGCCTAGAAGGTGCTGGTTGCCCCGTGTGTTGTAGCTTGTCTTTTTCCATACCGTGCCTGTAGTCTCTGCGTAGATGGCCTCCCCATCCAGAGGCTCGTCCACGCCCACAATTACCTGTAAGACTGTGTTATTTTCATCAAGTTCTGCGTAATGTGCCATAGTTGCTACCAAGAAATTGTGCCTGTACCAGCAGTAAACCTATACACTTTATATCCTGAACGGTATGTTGTGTTTGGTGTGGTATTCCCCGCGCTACCATTGCAAGTCAAACCTGCGGATACGGAAACAAGATTAGCATACGAATCAGGGTAAGCAATGATTAATATGCCAGAACCACCAGTGCCGCCTACGGCAAGTGATCCACCACCGCCACCACCACCGCCTTGATTAGCGCCGCCTGCAACTGTATTGGTTCCGGTTACTCCACCACCACCGCCACCTAAACCACCAAGGGTTGTACTTGTGCTGCGAGTCCAACCACCACCGCCACCAGCATAGTAAACGCCAGTGCTTGTTATCGCTACACCCGTTGTAGTGCTAGTAGCGGCTTTATTCATGGTATAAGTGCCGGTTCCGCCCGTACCTGTTCCTAGCGCCGTAACTACTGTGCCTGCGGGGATATTAGACCCTGTTATCTGAGTACCAATACCTATTACCCCCGCAGAGACTGCGGTGATTGTTAAAGTGACCGTGGATGCTGTACTGGCAGTTCCAGCAAACGCCGTGGTGATCGTGCTTAACAATCCAATACCGCCGACACCAGTAGAACTAGCGCCGCCAGAACCAGCAGCGCCATACCCGCCTCCACCGCCAGCAAAGTCAGTAGAAGTAGAGCCATTGCCGCCTGCATTGCCTTGAGTGGCTACCGCAGTTCCACCAACGCCTGTAATATATCCTGCGCCCCCGCCAGAACCCCCATTGCCGCCGTACTTAGTTGATGTGCTGTCTACAGAGCCGCCACCGCCGCCTTTTGCAGGGCTTGAACTTGATGCCGTAAATATTGAGTCGTTTCCAGTTGCGGGCACTCCACCGCTGCCTGGCCCAGTTCCGCCAGCCCCAATTGTTACCGTGTAATTTACAGTGGGGGTAACATTTAAGTTTGAGGACAAAACTACGCCGCCAGCACCGCCACCACCACAATAGTTCCATCCGCCGGGGCCTGCGCCAGCAATTAATAAAAATTCAATTGGAAAAGCATTAGCAAGAGGCCATGCCCCTGCTGCAATTGCCTGCATTACTTCATTTGAACGCCATATTCCTGAAGCAGCTATTGTGGAATTAACTGCTGCCGTGGCAGACATTATTGAACCTTTGTACCGAGTAGACATTAGCTAATAGCCTCATAAGAAACTACAAACGTAAGAGCACTTGCTGTGCCTGACGTAATCGAAATAGAAGTTCCTTCCTGCAAATAAAGAGAAGTGCTTTTATCTAATGCAATAAAAGTAGAATTTGCTGGAACTGAACCCGCAGAAATGATTGGATAAGCTGTACCCCCAGATGGTGCAGAACCTTGGGCAACAGCACCATTTGTGTAAACAGAAACAGTTGCTGAAGCAGCAGTTCCAGTAGTATTTGCAACCGTTATAGAATTAATTTTGTTAACCACACCAGATGATGCGGCATTGGCTAATAACACTACCGCAGTTGTGCCAGTAGGCACAAAATAAGTGGTATTACCTGTAATGGAGCTTATATTAGTAAGGTTTGGGTTTGCCATAAATGTTCCTTAGTATCCAAAAACCATTGCCATAATTATGGCCTTACCTTCTGGGACAGCTACACTGGCAGGGTAGGTTACAAACACATTCTTTGTGCCTGCGGAGAAAGTTACCAAAGACCCAGAGTTGCTAGATGAAAGCACGGTAGTTCTGGATAGCGTTGTGCCAGAAGTTGTGTATGTGCCAATACCAACCTCCCACTCTGTTCCGGTCTGCCCTGCGATGGTGTAGTAAGTTGAGTTTCCGTTACCAACGGCTGCAAAGGTCTGATAACCTGAAACGGCTCCGGCAAGCGTGACCGTACCTGTACCAGTCGTCGTGGTTGTTTCTTGAACCCGGTCAGCAAGAACTAGCGCCATTTACGCCCCTATGTTGAGTTGTCAACCAAGACCCAGCCCGGAGTTTGGCTATCCGCAATTGTAGACCAGCCGGGAGTCTGCGTGTTGCTTATTGCGGCCCAGCTTGAGGACTGCGCATTACTGATTGCCGTCCATGCCGCCGTTTGCGCATCGTTGATATTTTGCCAGTTTGCGTTCTGGCTGTCATCTATTATGACCCAACTTACCGGAATTATGGTTCCAACCTGTCCTGCTGCGCTGACCCCCGTTAAGGCTAAAGATATCCCAACACCTACAGAACCTACCGACCCTTGTGCCCCAACACCGATTAATGTAACAGGTGTTATTGGTAACAAAGTTCCCACATTACCCAATGCCTGAACACCTGTAAGTGCTTTAGAAACAGCTTGATCTGTGGTAACTGTTCCTACACCGCCTGCCGCTTCAACTCCAGTAAGTGCTATGGAAACAGCTTGAGATGCAATAACTGAACCAACGCTACCGCCCCATACGCTTAATCCCCAAGGATTAGCACCCCAAGTAGCCTGAGTTCCTAGCGCTTCTACGCCGGTTAAGGCAATTAAAATGACCGGGGAAGCTGTAATAGTGCCTGCACTGCCCGAAGATTGAACACCTGTTAACGCTAGAGATATATTGACACTCTCCGTATCAACTAATCCCGCTGCCTGAACGCCACTAAGCGCCACAGAAACTGCTTGGGAAGTAGCTATTGTTCCGACATTACCCAATGCTTGTATGCCGGTAAGTGCTTTGGAGACTGCTTGGGAGGCAGTCACAGTTCCAACATTACCAGTAGCTTCAACCCCTGAAAGCGCCCTAGCTAAGTCTTGCGATGTAACTACAGTGCCAATATTCCCGTCAGCCTGTACACCTGTCAAGGCAATAGATATGTTGATACTCTCCGTACCAACTAATCCCGCCGCTTGTACCCCCGTAAGCGCAACAGAAACAGCTTGATCTGCGGTAACTGTTCCTACATTACCCAACGCTTGTGCGCCAGTGAGTGCTCTGGAGACTGCTTGGGAGGCAGTAACTGAGCCGACACCGCCACCCCATACGCTTAATCCCCAAGGATTAGCACCCCAAGTAGCCTGAGTTCCTAGCGCCTCTACGCCGGTTAAGGCAATTGAAACAAATGGGGAAGCAGTGACGGAACCAACATTACCCGATGCCTGTACACCTGTAAGTGTTTTGGAGACTGCTTGAGAAGCAGTTACCGACCCAGCGCTACCCGTAGCTTGTACTCCCGTGAGTGCAACAGAAACTGCTTGGGAAGTAGTTACTGTTCCGACAGCCCCAGAGGCTTGAACCCCCGTAAGTGTTTTGGAGACTGCTTGAGAAGCAGTTACCGTTCCAACAGCACCAGAAGCCTGAACGCCAGTGAGCGCTTTAGAAACTGCTTGTGAGGCAGTGACTGAACCAACGTTACCCGTGGCTTGAACACCTGTTAAAGCTAAAGATATATTGACACTCTCCGTGCCAACTAGTCCCGCCGCTTGTACTCCCGTGAGCGCTTTAGAAACTGCTTGTGATACTGTGACGGTTCCAACAGCACCAGACGCTTGTACTCCCGTGAGTACTTTAGAAACAGCTTGTGAGGCGGTAACTATTCCGACAGCACCGGATGCTTGGACGCCAGTGAGTGCAACAGAAACTGCTTGGGAAGTAACAACCGTTCCAACAACACCGGATGCCTGAACACCTGTAAGTGCTTTAGAAACTGCTTGAGATGCTGTGACGGAACCTACTAAGCCTACTGCCTGAACTCCCGTAAGCGCTTTAGAAACTGCTTGAGATGCTGTGACTGTTTCAACTGCACCAGATGCTTGTACTCCAGTGAGCGCTTTAGAAAAAGCTTGGGAAGTAACAATCGTCCCGACAGCACCAGATGCTTGGACTCCCGTAAGCGCTTTAGAAAAAGCTTGAGATGCGACGACTGTACCAACAGCGCCGGATGCTTGTACTCCAGTGAGCGCTTTAGAAAAAGCTTGGGAGGTAGTTACAGTTCCGACAGCACCAGACGCTTGTACGCCAGTGAGCGCAATCGTAGTCCCAACAACCCCGCCCCAAGGATTAGACCCCCAAGTATCATACCCCCATGTACCCGGAGTTGGGACTATAGCGGTATCGCCAGTAGCGCCAAATGGCGCTCCGGCAAAAGGGGTTATACCAAACATGGCCTACACGGCATATAGCCGCGCCCCACTATTAGGTTGTTGCCAAGCGAAGCAGGGCAGTCGTAGTGGTATTAGAAGGCATTGTTAATGTCAACGTACCAGCAGTAATAGTCTGCGCAGTAAATGTGTGGACACTGATAGCCTTATTGCTCTGTGTAGAGTTGTAAATCAACACGCAATCAAAAGAAGTAGCTAGTGTCACGGTTGTGTACACAATACTCGCTGAGGGAGTCCAATACCCTACGCCCGCCGTGGAAGACGAGTTGGTAGAAGTTGGAGCCGTTGCATTAGTTACCGTCACACCACCAGCGGTGTAGTTGGTTCCTGTTACCTCACCCGTAGTTGTATACACAGTAGTAGCAGCATTGATCGTAGCCGAAGCAAGGTACAACGCCGCTTTTACCGTATCCGTGGTAGGTGCAGTCAAACTAGTGCGCGAGACAATAGTAGAAGCTCCAAGCTGGTGTTGGCCTAGCATTAGTTCGCCAAGGAACGAAGTGACCATTGTTTGGGTATTTGCCATGATATTTCCTTAAAAAGTAGCAACTTCAGCACCGGCAAATCCCGGCATTTTTTTCAACGTCACATGCGCTGATCGGTGAACCAACTCGCCATCAAGCCAATACTCGACCCATGATGTCAGTTCATTTTCATTATCGACTGTGCCTTCCCGCTTCTCAAGCTGGGAATCGTCCATGTCGCCTTTGGTGGTGGTAACAATCAATTTGAACTCCTAATAAGTGCAGTGGTTGAGGTGTTAGCGGGCATCGTGATTGTAAACGTGGTGGTCGATGTTTTGTCAGACCCAAAGTCCAGAACCGCCACAGACTTATTACCCTTGGATGCGTTGTAAATCAAAGCACACCGGGCAGTCAAAACTGCTGTCCAAGACACGTTGCTCCAGTTTACGTAGGCTACAGAACCAGATGAACTAATAGCCACCCCTGTCATGACCTGACCGCCAGCCGTGTAGCCTGTACCCGAGACTTCATTGGTAGCACTGTAAACCGTAGTAGCCTCATTCAAATCCGCATTACCCGTATACAGCGCAATCTTGATCGTGTCTGTGGACAAGTCGTGGACAGCCGTGTACAACTCCTTCTTGAAGCTGGTAGTTTGGGTCTGGACTATGCTCATGTGACCACCTGCCTAAATTGACCGCTACGGTACGCATCCTGTCTTTCCATACCGTCTCCGAGTCGTTTAGCCAACGCAAGTGCTTCTTTGTACTTGCCGTCATACAACGCGATTAAATCCTGCTCACCTTTCATGAAGGTGTACGCTTCTACCAAAGCGCCATACAACAATACGGTATCAAAGTTATCACCCAGCCAAGTAGTCAAGGCAGTGGTGATTGACTCTGGATAGTAGTAATAGTGGAGTTCTACTGAGTACGCGGTGTCTGGCGTAGGGCCGAGGATAAAACTCAACTCGTTGGTGATGGTGGCCCCGGAAACAGTGGGGCCAAATAGCGCGTAGTATTTTGGTGTCCCCGTATCAGTAGGGCTAGGATACGCCTCACGCATGAAGTTCACATCTTTGTTAAGAAGATACGTATAGCTCCCACCGCCATAAGGGTAAATAGCCAAAGAGTAAGGCGCTAAAAAATCATCAGGGCAAGACAGGTACTTGTTGTTACCCGTGACTGTCCCTGTCTGGTTTTTACGCAATGATGGGAATTGCACCGAGTTATAGATGCGCTGCTCAGCCTGTGTAATGAACCGATTAATTTGGTCTGTTTGTGTAGACGTTGTAACTAATGCTGCCGTACCAGTTCCAGTGCCTGCTCCTGTAGCGGTAAAAGTTATCCCTACGGTATTGGCAGAAGCGCCAATTGATGTAAAACTAGTTGTACCAACCGTATTAATTATGTAACTAGAACCAACAGTGAAACTTCCAGCCGTATACAAACTACCTACAACGGTAATTGTCGGAAAGTTATTTTCCGTGTAAGTCTGTATCGCCGACGAAAGCTCAGAGTAGTTCATGCCATCGGGCCTCGTGCCATCACGCCCTTGGTAGCACAGCCATTGCCACGGGTTTTGATTCCATCAGTCTTGACAGCCTCATCCCCAGCAGATTTACTAAACTGACCGAGACTGACGTCCATAGTGTCTAGTTTGCTACGGTTAGGGTCTTTACCGGGATTGGCTTCTACCGTCACAGACTTGCCAGACATAGTGTGCGGCTTGGCGTATGCCGAAGCAGGTTTGTTGTTGATCGCCATGATTTACCCCGTTTTCTGGTTAGCTGCGCGAGACATATTGCGGCCCATGCTCATGCGGTCTTCACTGGTAGGGCCACCTTTTTTGAGCTTCAAGGTTGTACCCTTACCGCCCTTGTGTTCTTGAGCATCGTGCTGCTTGAACGCTTTTTTAATCATGGCCTTGTCTTGCGCCATATCACTTTTCATGTTTTCTTTAGCCATCATGGACTCCTATGAAACCGTTACTGTTACTGTACCAACACTTGTGGTTCCAACCAAATAATTGGGTGTTAGAACCGCATCAAAACTACTAGCCCCGCCAACTGGGTTCCAGCCCCACTGAATATCACGACTACCTTGCCCCGGATACCCTAGGGTATCTAAACCAGAAGCCACATAACTACGATCTGGTCTAGGGTTGCGCAGGGCTTGCGGGTCGTCAACGGGGTACATACCCAGTTGCAACTGAGGGTGATCTGGATCCCAGCAGGGTGGACACACTAAGAGATTGTAGTTCTTTGTCTTGATAATTTCCGTGCGTAATACTTTTAACTTGAACCGCTGACCACAACGGTCACATTCAGAAATTGCATTCTTACCAGAAGCAAACCTGTTGCCCATTACTACCGCCCAATATATGTTTGACGCGGGACAAACCGCACAGACGCTTTTTCTCGATCTTCGTCCGCTGCCAACTGCCAAGCTTCATCGTACTGCGCTTTAAGCATAGGTATGCGCTCTGCACCAGTAGGAATTTTTCCCGCTATATAGTAAGCAAGCCCTGCTGCCATACAAGGAATAAACCGGAAAGGTACATCCATGATATTGACACCACCGCCAGCATCTTGGGTACGGCGCATGCGCCAGTAGGCTAATGTGTACGTCTGCGCATTATCGGGCGTAGGCCAGACTGTCACGGCTGGAAGCTGTTGCCAGTAAACAGTAGCCCCAGAAGTATGTGAAGCAGCGGTAGTGTTGTTCTGCCCACGGAAACAGCTATATAGGGTATTTCCTACTATGTACCCGTAGTTGATTGTTTCTGAGTCAATTTTTATGAACCCAGAAGCAGGCAGGCCCACAGTAGAACTAAGGGTGATCTGCGTATCCGTACTAGTGATAGTGCTACTTAGGGTTAACCCTACCACTGAAGTCTGTCCGTTGTAACGCTGAATCCACAACTGGATTGGTCGAGCTTGAGTTAGCTTGTTGGGGATCGTAGCGTAGGTAGAAACACTAATACGTGTGATAGTTAGGTCCGCTTGATTAGTCGTACTGTTTGCGTTAGTACGTATTAGGTGCTCAAGCAAGTCAATCGTATCGTCAGGTAGGGCATACGTGTTTTGCCCTTGTACTAGCTCAATAGTCCCCTGCTCAATAGTCCACAGGTTAATCCCCCGGTTTGCCCAGTCGGCAAACATGATGTTAAGGCTACGACGGGCCGTACGTAAGTCATAGCCCGTGCGCAACTCGGAACCAGCGCGTTCAAATGCTTCCTCAACTAACTCAGTTAGGTCAAGGTTGAAGGCCGTAGAACCGGAAGTATTTGCCATTATCTAAAACCTGCTGTTTTTGCAGAGTCAATAAATGCTTGGGCAGTCGGGGCACCTTTTTGACCGGGCTTACGCATTTTCTCACCTCTTGCTCGCTTAGCGTTGATGTTAGCGTATAAACCAACTTTTCCGCCCTTAGCATACTGCGTAAAGTCAGTGTCATCCCTGCGTGCTTTTTTCTTAGCACCGGGCATTTTGGAAGGATTGATATTACCCATGCCGCGTGAAGCTCTCACCGCATCATTCCTTTAGTTTTCCCACGTTGGGCACAGCCATCAGCGCGTGAGGAAGCAGTGCCGCCATTAGCTTTTTTTACCGGCTCGTCTACAGGAACAGAGTCAGGATAAATTGGCGGCTTAGGTGCGGGCTTAGGCTTAGCCTTCTTAGCCACTGGCTCGTCTACTGGGGTAGCGTCAGGGTATTTAACGTCAGCCATAATTAATCCTTAGCAGGACATACCGCCCTTGTTCATCTTCACAAACGTACCTTTAGTTTTGCCTTTGGAAGCAACGCCATCAGCGCGAGAAGAAGCTGAACCGCCAGAAGCCATTTTCTTAGCTTTACCGCCTTTTTTCATGCCACCCATACCACCACCGCCGCCCATAGGGGGAGCCATAGGAGCAGCCGCTGGGGCCATAGCAGAGCGTTTTTTAGCCATCATCATAGCCATCATTTTGGGATCCATTTTTGTAGCCATCTCACCACCTCTTTTAAAAGTTTTGCCTTTATCGGCCTTACTGAAATCTTGCCCCACGGACTGTGGAACGCCTACCTTCTTGGCAAACGCTGGGTTATTAGCCACCGCTTCCATGAAATTGTGTTGTTTTTTGCTAGCTGAGGGCACTTCGTTGTTCCCTCATAAACGCATCCAGCTTTTCGTCTAGCCGGTCAAGCCTAGCAAGTACCCGGTTAATGTCAGCATGCATATCGTGCTTGGTTACAAATTTATCAGCATTTTCTTCACGAGTTTTACTCAAAAGAATACCTAAACGTTTAACCTCGTCATGCGAAACCTTTACCCATAGCAACAGCGCTGCTGATAGGAAAGATAAAAGGACGTTCCAGATTGGCAGTTCCATATCAGCAGTTCCATGCCCGTAGACTCTTATTGATACGGGAATTCGGGTCTTTCGCCGTTTTCTCGCTGGTAAGTTTCTTCTTCATCCCAGTCATCCTTGCGCAAAAGGAGTCGCGCCTGCTGCCGCCTTCCGGTTGGGGAGGTTTCAAATTCATACCTTGCTTTTTGGCGGAGGCTCGACCCTTGGCGTTCAAGCCACCCTTCTCGGATTTGCCTTCTTTTCTCTGCCATGCTGGTGACTTAGCCATTTGCTACTTTCAGATGCAAACGCGCATGTTCCTTAAGGAGCGGCTGTAAAGCATCTTGTTCAAAGTTACGGGTAAATTCTTGACTACCAATATGAGGTAGGCTGATAGCTGGGTCTAAGTAAATCTTAAATCCTTCTTCCCTAGCTCTACGGCAGAACGCATAGTCCTCGCCAATGTACTGACCATCAATCAACAGGAAGTCAAAGATAGCGTACTCAGTCTCGCCATCGCCATCCCCTTGGTATTCCCACTCAGGATGTTTTTCCATCATGTGTTCAATCACATGGCGGCGAATAAGCATAAAGCCTGTAGCTACGCTCTCAACGCGCATCAGGCCGTTCTCGTCAAACTCCAACTGCTTGTGTTTATCCAAATAGAAGTCAAGGAAGAATTTAGCATCCGTGGCACGGCGAGGGTATGTTCCAGCGACTACATCCCGGTCAGAGGAGAGTGCCAACAAACGAGTAACAGCTTCTACGTTAATAACCACATCTGCGTCTACAAACAGTAGGTCGGTGCAGTCAGACTCTATAAAGTTACGTACTAGTTTGTTACGCGCTTTAGAAATAATAGAGCAGCCAGACAGGTGCGCCAGATGAATCTGTACACCCATCTTATCCAACTTGGGAACGAGTTGTGCTATGGCAAACGCAGTCTTGATGTTGACCTTGCCGTCATAACACGGGATAGCAAGCATGAGCTTGCGTCCCACCAAGTTGAAACTCTTATCAGCCATAGAAAATGTTCACTGCCAATAGATTAGACATCTGCGCGTAGATACCGTTTACAGCTATCACACCATCATCAGGGATAAATGGAGAATTGTTAAAGCTATCACTTGCGCTTACATCGTAGCTCATCAGCCAACGATCCGAATACACCATTGCTGCACCCGCCGTAATAGACCCGGTGTTGATATCAGTAATCGTAAATGTGCTGGAGGTTAATACCGTAACTGGGTAATTACCATTGGTAGCTGTACCGCCTGTACCCGCTGCAAAGTCGATACCAATCACTTGCCCAGTTACTAAGCCATGTGATGTTTGTGTAACAGTAACCGTAGTCCCAGAACGACCATAAGTTCCAGTTGTTACCGGAGCCGTGGTGGTATCAAATAGAGCTACATAGCCCGCAGTAGCAGTCCCAACAAAAGAAATGCCTTTTACACGGTTACGCCCAAGTACCAGAAAGCCACTTGCATTTAGATGCGCCTGTTTTACAGGTGTCTGATTCATAACTAATCTCCTATAAGACAGGGGCCGAAGCCCCTGAGATTAATTAAGCAGATGCGGGAGATTGCGTACCGTTAGAGTCAGCAACGGTATAGACAATTGTGTATTGCACAGTTCCAGCGGTTACATCTGCAACGGTAGGAG